TCATAAGACGAACTAGGTGATCTTCAAGAGCACCGCCTTCAATATTGTCTTCTAGTGATTCTGTAGAAACTTCCCAGTCAAGACGAATCTTTTTGGTTGTTAGTTCTACCTTTGAGAATGTTGCGCCAGCGTTTGTGTAGTTTGGGCTACCTTGAGCAGCAGCACGGATTACACGCTCTCCAACGTTAACCTTTTCGATTTCCATTGTGTTTGCTCGCATTGTAACTTTACGACCGTCTTTGGCGAGAACTGTTCCATCCCACACGTAGTCGATGAAGCGACGAGCTTGCTCTGGTGCTAAAATACCACCTGATGTTCCAGTTGGATTAACAGCGTTAGGTCCAGTTGTGACACCGAAGTTAGCTGTTGCTGTGTTACCGAGTGATGTAGCTGGATCTACGTTACCATTTGCATCACGGGCAGTTGCACCACCAATACCACCAGATACTGTTGCGCCTTGAGAGTTAATCTCTGCTCCGCTGCCACCAGATCCTGGGTAGTTCTTTTCTATATTTTGTTCCGACATATTGTTCACCTCCTAGTGATTTTATATCTTAGTTGAATAGGTCGGTTGATGTGAGGAAACGACCGCCCCATAGGGATTTTTGAACCTTAAGTGGTTCGAACTGTACGATCTCGCCTAGATCGCCAGACTTGCGGAAAGCTGTGTCTGCTACTACGTCATCCACTCGCTTGCCAAACTCATCAAATGTTCCCTTAACTTCCTTAACCTCACTAGTTACGGATTCAAGAGACTTACTTAGTGTCATAATCTGCTCATGTAAAGATTTTACAGTTGAAGCGAGATCGCCAAAGGCATTAGTTAGAGAATCCTTAATGTCTGAAACTGCTTTAGCAATTTCTTCATTAGATGCTGTTGCATTTGCATCAAGGCTATCTGCCTTGTCTGCAGTATTCTCTACAGTCTCAGCTGCAGGTGCAACTGAAGACTCTGCACTACCATCAGATGATTCTACAGCAAGAGCTTTTTCAGCTGCTGGTGCTTCCTCAACTACTGCAGGTGTTTCTTGAACAACTGCTGGCTGTGCCTCTGGAGTAACCTCAACTTCTTCAACTGCAGATTCGACTGCTACTTCTGTTGCTTCTGTCATTGGATTTACCTCCTTAGTAATCTTAATTGTACTAATGCCTTTAGCACTATCAACTAAGAACTTTATCATATTTGCTTTTTCTAAATCATCTTTTTCAACAAAACCAATGTTCTTCATTTCTTGTCCAGTTGCAGGACTTACTTGTGTCTCTTCTTCAGAAACAATAACTAATCCAGACTCTTTGTCATAGAATACATTTTCTAAAACAGTGTTATCTGCTTTAATCATATCTACACCATCAACCTTCTCAACTGACATAATGCTAGCAAATTGGTTTGCTGGACTATCAACAAGAGATAGCTCAATTAAGTCATAGTCCTTGATAATTCTAATTTGCTTTTCCATTGTATCATCATATGCATCATCCCACTTGTTCATTCGTCCCCCGATTGAAAAACCAGTGTATGTACCATCAAGAACTTTTTCCCAAGCATCTTGGGCACCCTTAGAAATATAGGTAGAAACGTATACTCCCTTATAGAACTTCTTTGATTCTGGATCAAAATATTTTTCTTCTTTAAATGAGATCATCTTACCAACAGCAGATGGTTGGTGCATTTCTCTAATGTTCCCACGAAACTTTGCAAAAGCACTCATGCTAGCTTCGGTAGTTACAATATCCATTTGTTTGTCAATATTGTCTAGAGACGCAAAACCAGAAACCAGTCTTCGCTCTTGATCTACTTTGCCAAAAGGCATTGATAGACGAACGTTGTCGCCGTCTGTAACCCAGGAAGCTTTATTTATAATCATAACGTATCTATTATACCAAACATTTATTAGTTTTCTCAGCTATTGAGATGATCTTCCTTCGCCTTTAGGATTTCTTCCAGCAATGGTTGCTGGTCCATCTGACTGGTTGTTAACTCTTTCTGTATCCCGTTGGCGATTTGAATTTGCATTTGATTGAGCATCATTTGCTTGCCCTGGAGACATTACAAATGGAGTATCTCCATCTTTAGTTTGTGGGAGATCAAGAGCTTCTCTAGCCTCATTTGGCATCATAATCTGAGTCTTAACAAGACGTTCAAGAATCTGAGATTGAGCAATTTCATCTGTAAGGGTTAGCTCATTAAACTTCAATTCTAAGATGTCTGTTTTTTCTTTAATAATCTTGTTGATAATCTTTTCAAGATGGTGTTGAGCTGGTCGAGAAACCTGCTCTTTAAATGTACGATCTTGAGATAGTGCTGCTGCGATTCCTGAATCAGAACCACCAAGTTTAGAGATTGGAACCTGATGAGCAATTAAAATATCATCACGATTTTGTTTTCTATATTCTTTAAATGAACCATCTTGGATGCCATTCTCAATTGGCTCCATCTTAAACTCAACCTTATTCTGGTCTGTATCTCCAGGAAGTGGTATATACAGGGTTCTATGAGATTGAGACTTTAGTCCAGTTTGCAAGAATCTAAACATGTTATCTTCTGCATCTGCACTTAACTTGGCACCCTTTAAGGTAATGATATATCTTGGTACCGCTTTGTTTTCAAAGTAATCAATGTTGTATTGTGATGCTAGCTTATCACCAATTAAAGATGGAAAAGCAGCAACAATGTCTGGTACGCCATAAAAAGTATTTAATGGTGAATATTCTTTAAGATGAATAATTTCATTTGGTCTAGTATCTACCGTAACTGGGTTTTGATTTTTAGCCCCAAAGTTTCTAAAGTAAACAACTTGTTGGCCAATGATTTGAAGGAAGCCATCGTTTAGTCTACGCACACGAACAGTTGTTGCTGGAATATGGCCTAGGTATCCAATGTCACCTTCGACAGTTCTTCCTACTTCAATAAAACCATTTCCTGTTGCTTGTAGATCTGTGTAAACCTTTTCCATAGTCTTTGTAAATGAATCATCATCATTTAAATTCTCTAGCCAATCACGAAGTTCAATCTTCATGCGCTCAATTCTTTTTCGAGCACGAGCAGATGCTTGCTCATCACTTGAAGTTTCAAGACGTAAAGATGTTCTATCTGAAATATCAAAACGGTATCCAAGACCTACAACATTTTCTACCTTGGCATCAATAGCAGCATGGTTAGCAAAAGATGTATCATAAAAGTTTGCTAGCTCATACATGTTATATGGTGGAGTAATAATATCAAACAGGCCATATCCATTTCGGTATACTGTTCCAGGATTAATACCCTTAGTTCCTGTACCGTCAACTCCTGATGACTGAGCATTTGCTGAGTTCAAATATGCTGGAGTCATTTCAGCAGCCTTGTTTAAAAGTCTGACAGTTCTTCTTTTAAAATTTTGATTGATGCCACCAAGATCTTTTAGATCATCCCATGTTTTGTTAAATGGGTCTTGTGCGTGGAATATGTTTTCTTCTTGCTCTTGTGTATTTAGTTTTGCACTAACGTAATCAGAATTATCCCTCATCGCCATACATCCTTAAAGTTTTCTGTGCTGCGTCAATGGCACCAAGGTCATTTAGGGAAGGAATTAATCCTTGCTTCATTCTATCCTTTTGCTCTGAATATTCTTCTTCTGTTACCCTTGTCAATCCAGGAACAAAGACTGCTGTTCCTTGACCGTCATCTCCGTAGGAAATTGCTTCTCTTTTTAGTTCTGCAATCTTAGATATATCCCCTTTTTGTGCAGGGATATTCAGTACTGAGCCTGAGCCGTCTGTAAACCATTTTCCAGTTGACTTTTTATACACATACAGTCCCCAGTCATAGTGCTTATCGATGACTTTTCTGCGTACATTGTTAACAATCGGTTTACCAGTTTTTGGGTTTATTAATGAATCCATAACCTCAAGTATACCATATTAGACTGGCAAGAGGGTCTTTGTATCCCATGTAGTATCAGTATATATCTTCATTTTATTAGAATCAAACGTCATACCCTCATTATCATCAATGATAATCTTATTAGTTCCTAGGTAGTTCTTATAAACATCTGTTGGGTTGACTCCATATAGCTCTGAGCTTGAAACGACTAAGGCTTCTTGCCAATTAAAGTTTTCACTCCAGTACGACCAAAGCTTTTCTCCATCACTGTTCAAAACCTTTAGCCAAGGCCTAGTAACAATGCTCTGTATTGTCTGTAAATTGTTTGCCTGGTAGAAAGATATATTATTAAACAGTATTGGACCATTTAGATTAATTGCACCAGTGTATAGGTCAAAGTTTAGTGCAGATGAGAACTGCAATCCTAGGGATCCCCATTCTTTTATTGTAATAACTGGATTTTGAACTGATATGCCGTTCCAGAAATATGTTAGCTTTGTGTACTCTGTTCCAGTTAAACTACTAGTCGCATATATCTTAGCTCTTGATCCAGATGGGCTGTCTGCAACCATGTAAAATTTAATAATATCTTCTTTGTATTTAATTTCAAAGATTTCAATTGGTGAAGCAGAAAAAAAATCTTGATTTGCGAACATCCAGGCTTGCATTGAGCTTACACGATATTCATCTGACAATTCTTTATTAATTGGCATAGCAATGCCACGATTTGTTTCAAAGTTAAAGTCCCCACGAACCTCTATTCCAGAATTTTTTGTTAAATAAAGGTATGGTGTGCTTGACTTATAAATACTAAAAGGATTTTTTGACTTATAGTCAAAATAAATTCCAGATTTTTTGTATGGCACTAGATCAACTCCAAACCTAGTACCTACCGAGTTAAAGGCATTATCACTCAATGCTTGCGAAGCTATCTCTAATTCTTTAATTTTAATTGGTCTATTAATAATTCCACGCACATTAAAGTCAATAGAATATACAACTGCTAAGTCATTGAAATCTACAGACTTGCTAGGATAAATAATTGTATTGTCTACAACTTCAAATTTACTAGCAGCCCAGTCTGGGTAGTTATCAATATCAATAATTGATCCTTCTTTGGCTGGAACATTAATATTAAAGGTTTCATCAAGAGCGTTTGCTCCTTCTGCTATATATTGAAAAGTAACATAGCTTTTAACAAAAGATTCTGATGTGTCATACTCGTAGTACTTCAATGCTTTTTGAGCTAAATCTTCATAATCATTCCATCCAGTAATAAGGCTATTATCTATTTGATAATAAGTTTGCTGAATAGGTGCTGAATATTGTTCTCTTAAATCTTCATATGTCCACGAAGAATTAATTTCTTTTTCTAGTAGTTTAGATGGTGATGGATATCCAAGGTTAAACTGTAAAAAATCTAAATCATAGTAAGAAGCCCCTTGTGCGTTATTAACATATTTAGCAAAATAAGAAAGTGGAAGGTAGTCTTGCCAGTGTCCAGATACTCCAATATCAAGGAAGAATTCATCGTATGCTTCTGTTGGCAACAGGGTATAGCTGGCTAAATGATTTATAAGAGCAATAGCATTAGTTTCTTCTGTTACTCCAGGGGCAGATAAATCATCAAATTTAACAACACCGTATT